CTTAAAAATCTCCTGACCATTGCGGGTCACTCTTAACCGGCAGGTTGAATACCAGTATGACTGTTGGTTATTACTGTTGAAATTCTCATGCTTACCACCGCGGAATAACACTGGCGGTATCATGACCTGCCGGTCAAACTTCTGATCATCACTGATTCTTACCGTGATGGTGCCACTGGCATAAGTGCTCGTGCGGGGGAAAGACTTGCTGACCGTTTTGACAATATCGCCTTCAATCTGGTTGGCTGACAGTTTCCCCTTAATCTGACAGTTCTCATTAATCGTGACGTTGTTGAGCGTCCCTGAGTTCGCATTCACACTGCCACTGATATCCGCATTTTTCGCCGTCAGTCGCCCGTCCGGCGTCAGGGAAAATGCCGGAGGATTGCCGGATGACGTGATACTCACCGCAAACAGCCGCTTCAGGAACACATCGTTCATGAACAACTGATTCCCCTGCGCCACAAATAACGGCGTGCTGTTGCCGTTCTCCGGATTTATCATCGCGATACGGTCAGCCAGCAGCAGTATGTTGCTCAGTGGCTGGCCATCAGTATCCTCAATCCCTGCACCAATCCCGGCCACATAGGGAATGCCGTCTTTCGTTTTTTGAACCTTCAGCATGTACAGCGCAGCCAGGTCATCATTTGTGTCCTTCTGCACGCGCTGTATCTGCTGAATGGTGGCGCTCTGGTCTTCCAGCGTTTTACTGACCGTCTGTGTGATTTCATTGCGGGTTTCGGTGATGGTGGTCTTCATCTCCGCCATCTCATCCGCAAGCTGGCTGTTGTCTATCAGCTCCCACAGCCCCTGAGCCAGATGCAGTTTTCCTATTTTTTCCCGGAAAAATTCCAGATACCCTTCACCATCATTGCTGGGCTGCCCGCTGACTTCCACAAACGCAGATTTCCCCACCAGGTTGACGCTGCGCACGTAAAACCAGAAATCCTTCCCGGGCTTAATGTGCGGGCCGGATACACTCCACTGACTGCCGGTCCCCAGATAACGGGCAGAGGTTTCCACCTGTGCCGTGTTCGTGATGCGTTTTTCGGAGAACCAGAATTCAAACTGTACCGTCGGGTCATACACCGCAAGACGCGGGACCGCCGTTATCTGAAAATACCCCGGCGTCAGTTCAATGGTGGCGGGTTTTGCTGGCGCGTTAATCCGGAAGGTGGTGGTGGCCGGTTCGCCCTGCTGGCCATAACTGTTAATTGCCCTGACTGTCAGGGTGTATTCCCCGAGCGGCAGACCACTGAAACGATGCTCTGTATCCGCAGTGATGGCGGTGGTCACCAGACGGCTGTCTTCTCCGCTTCCGTTGGTCAGGCGCAGACTGAAGCGCACACCCTTCACCACCCGCGGCGTGTCCCATTTCGCCTGTGCCAGATACTGACCGTCAGCCGCGCTCACCTCCACCGTCAGGTGCTGCACAGCCGGCGGGATGACGCTGTTCAGCGAACCGGACAGTGGCTCAAAGCTGGCCCCGTTATCCACAATGGCTTCTTTTTCCGGTACGTGCTGCACCGCCGTGATGGCAAAGGTGCCGTCCGTGTTTTCCCGGATGGAGACACAGCGGAACAGGCGACGACGCAGTGACGGCAGGGAGAGTCCCCATACACCGTATGTCTCCACACCATCAGGCAGGGTGCTGACCTGTATCCGGTCCGGCGCGGGGTGTGCAGTGATGGCCACGCTCACCGGCTTACCGCTGCCGTTAATCAGGTTCACCGTGGCGGCACCTGTCTCCGGCAGGGTCACCTCACGGTCCAGTGTCAGGGTGCGGCTGGCGGCATCGATGGACAGGATACGTCCGCCGGTCATGGTCCCGGCATAGTCGTTATCACAGATTTCAATAATGTCACCGGGTGTGTGACGCAGCCCCTGTGACCCGAGCGTGAAATCCACCGTCTGCGTTTCCAGCAGTCCGGTCTTTATCACCCACAGCCCGGCACGGTGGGCCTGACCGCGACTGGTGCAACCGAACGCATCCATCTTCAGCAGGTTGCGCCCGTAGCGCAGTATGGCTTCCGGGTCTTCCACCAGTTCCGTGGAGGTCTGCCAGCCGTTATGCGGGTCGACGTAACTGACCTCCACCGCAGTATGACGGTCCTTCAGGGCGCTGAAACTGTAGCGGAATCCCACACCTTCATTGTCAGCCACCACATCACTGTTTGTGTAGGGCCACACCACATCTGACGGACGGTCCTGCACAAACGTCAGCGTCTGCCCGTTCCATACCGGCATACAGCGCATCGCCGAGCAGAAATCACTGAGAACGTCCCACGCCTTACGCTGTTGTGACAGGTACGCATTAAAGGTCATCCGCGGCTCTGTGCCCCCGAAACCATCCGGGACCGTCTGGTCGCAGTACTGCCCGATGGCATACAGCGCCCACTTGTCCACATCCGCCGCCCCCAGACGTTTTCCCATTCCGTAGCGCGGGTGGGTCAGCATGTCCCACAGGCACCAGGCCGGGTTATTGCTGTATGCCGGTTTCAGGCTGCCGTCCCAGATACCGCTGTAAGTGCGTTTTTCCGGGTCATAGTTTGACGGTACCTGAATGATGCGACCGCGGATATGGTAGTTCACCGTCATCTGCTGGCCACCAAACTGCTCCGCATCCACCTGCAGCCCCACAATCGCCGTGTTCGGGTAGCACTGTTTCACATCGATGATTTCGGTGTATGACGACCAGAGCGTCTTATTCTGCAGCTGGTCCGAGGTGCTGTCCGCCGTCTCCCGGACCATCCGGATGTTAAAAGGACGGGGCGGCAGATTACCCAGAATCACCGACGCCAGAAACTGCGAGGTGGTCTTGCCGTTAATGGTGACATCCTTTTCCGTCACCCAGTTACCGTTACGCTGCAACTGAATCAGCAGTCGGACAGAAGAGGGATTACGGTCGCCCTTTGAGGTGGTCTCCAACAGTGACTGCACCCCGAAGGTGACCCGCAGGCGGTCAATGTTCGCGGACGTAATGGTGCGCGTCACCGGCTTTGCCTTCGTCACTTCCACGCCCAGTGCGGTTTCAGCTCCGGAGGACTCAAAGCCTTCAGGTGGTGTCTGCTCCTGCTCCCCGGCGCGCCAGACCGCTGTCACACCATGTATCACAGGATTACCGTCCGTGTCCGTCAGCGGGGTTTTGTTCACCAGAATACTCTGCAGCCCCTTCACCGGACCTTCAATCGGCCCTTCACCAATGGCGTCAATCACGCTCATCATCTGCGTGGACTTAAGATTGTCCTTTGCCTCTACCGGCGTGTGCCCCTTGCCGCCCCCTTTACCCACTCTGTCCCCCTCTCCTGTCTGATGTCTGAATCTGTTTATGCCAGAAAACAACAGGCACCCCGGAGGGTGCCTGTGTCATGACGGAATAAAATTTCTGAAACTCTTCACATTTCCGGCAATTGCCTGTAGCCGCAATAATGACGCTGCATTACTTTTTTGATGCCTGAAAAATAACTCCATAACGTTAATCTTCATCGTTCTCTCCCGCAGCTCCGCTAACTCTGCGGGATTTTTTTATTTTCATCCCCGCCCGATAACCACCACTTTCCCGTCTCCGCCCTCATCACGGGTGCTGATGTCCTGGGATATCCGTCGTGAACCAACCAGCATTTCACCATAAGGCACCGGCATCGGGTTCCCCTGGGCAATCATGTTATCCAGTGACGAAAAATACGTGTTCTGTTTACCGTTATCCGTTGCGCGGTAATCCGGTGTTTTTGCCTTCGGTGCCAGCATCTGGGCCACACCGCCCAGTATCATGCTGGCACCCAGTGAGAACAGCATCGTGGTGGCAGTCAGCCCTCCGGCACTCAGGGCTGCGCCCCACAACGCCATCGTTGCGCCGGCGGTGAAGAAAGAGCCCACGATGGCTGCTGCCCCCAGCACAATCTGCAGTCCGCCCTTTCCGGCTCCGGCCAGTCGCGGCACAATATGGATGACCGCCCCCTCACCCAGAGGTTCGTGAAGACGGGCGTACACCGCCTCCGGTGCCGTGTCCTCACCGCGAATACGTATCTGGTACCAGCCTTCGTTCATCTGACGGCGGAATCCCGGCATCTGCAGCGACAGGGCACGGATGGCTTCCGCTGCCGTGTTCACGTACAGGCTGAGGCGGCGGCCAAATCGTTGCAAATCCCCGTGAAGGCAGATGCGTGCCAGTGGCGGTGACGCCAGACAGAATGCGTTCGTCGTTGCCATTTTTCAGAATACCTCTCCCGTTTACTCAGTTGTTCAGGCAGATGGTGAAGCAGTTCACCGTTGCCGCAGTATATGGCGGCATGATTGGCCACCGATGCGCCAAAGCAGCACAGCAGGATATCGCCCGCCTGTGCAGAGGACAGGGGCACCCGGTAAAAACCAGTCGCCGCCATATTGTCCAGGTAAAGGTTCCGACCGTTGCGCCACCAGTCATCCTCACGCACAAAATCCGGCAGCGTTATCCCCGCCAGATGGTATGCATCCCGGAACAGGGTGTAACAGTCCGTCACCCCGTGCTCAAAACGACGCCCGGTCAGGTGCGGCACACAGCGGAATTTGTGAATTTCCCCCCGGCAGACCAGCCACCAGGGCAGGGCACTCTTTATCTGCAGCCGCCGGTCGGCCTCGCTCAGCCAGGGCAGACCACCAGGGTGGCTGTGGACCAGTGCCACAATCTCCCCCTGCATCTCTGCCTGCAGCCAGTCTTCCGGCGCAATACGAAAATACGCCTCCGGCTCTGCGGAGATATTCACGCAGGGCTGGTACCGTTCGCCCTCCGGGGTGCCTATCACGAAGCCGCACGACTCCGCAGGCGCACACCGCCGGGCATGCGCCAGAATCGCTGATTCAGTCTGTGTCATAAACCGGGATTTACTGCGAAAGTTTATTAATGGAAAGGAAACCGCCGAAATTAGCCACCATGCCGCGCATCTCACACCCGCGCATGCATTTACTGCATCTGTCCTTCCGGATATCCGTGGTGGGGTTGTCGAACTCATCCGCCACCGCAGGACCGTGATAACCGCATTCATCTCCCCGGTAATCCCACATACAGGTGTTCGCCAGCATGATGCGACCGGGAAACAGCGCTCCGTCCGTCTCCGTCGGTGTTGCCAGCACAAACGAGGCTGTCATGGCCGTCAGCTCTGACATCTGCTCCACCACCCAGCGGTCGCTCAGCTCCTGCTCCGGGTCGGCCTCCGGATTGCCTGCCACAAAGTTCACCGCATCCAGAAAACGCGCATACACCCGGCGGCGGACCACCGTGGCACCCACCAGGCTCTGCAAATCCTCCGCCATCCCGGTGACAAGACCGAACAGATTGGACACCGTCAGCGACGGGCGGGCACTGCTGCCCTTTCCGTTCATCTCAAAGCCACTGCCCTCAATCGGGTACGCCTGATATTGCCGCCCCTGCCAGGTCACCGGCTCCCTTTTTTCATTCAGCTCATTGCAGAAAAAATACCGCTCACCGCCCTGCACCGTCAGGTCGATTTCCCAGAGCACCACCCGCGGTGAGTGCTCTGATTTAACCGACTCGTTCAGACTTTCTTCATGAATGTCCTGCATCAGTTCACCACCTGCTTAAACTCCGCGCTGAACTCAACGCGCAACATCCCGACCCGCGCAGACCACCCGGCACAGGTCACCTTTATCTGCCGGTATGCATAGGGTGGCTTCCACAAAAATGCCTTCCAGCCCCCGTGCTCTGCCAGAAACGCTTCCAGATGCCGGGCCTCCTCCCGGGTCACGGAAAGCGTCACCCGGTATGTTTTCAGGTCAGCATTCAGCCCTGCCGCCATACGCTGTGAGTACCCGTCACCAAAACGCACTTCACGCACCGATGGCTGCGAGTTCACCTCCATATCCGGCTTCACTTTCCAGCGAAAGGTTTTCATCGCCCGCTCCCTGATAACATACCGCCATCACGCAACTGCAGCCGGAGTTCATCCTGCGCCCCCTTGCGGGCCATGTCATACACCGCCTTCATCAGCTGCGGCCCCGCCTGTCCGTTGATACCGTCGTTCTGAATCACCACGTGATTGTTCTGATTAAAATTAATACCTTCCGCCCGCCGCATCTGCGCCGGACTTCCGGCACCACCCACATAACCACCTTCCGCATAGCCGCGCATCAGACGGTAAAGATTCCCCACACCTATCCGGCTGGTTGCCTCTTTCGTGAAAACAAACTCCCCGCGGTGAACTATCCCCGCAGGCTCATATTTGCCGCCCGTCCCCGTAAATCCTCCGGTCGCGAAATGGAAGTTCGCCGCCGCAGCCTCAATGGCCGTCCCCGAGGAAGCAGATGCACCACCACCGAAAGCACCGCCAATGGCGCTGCCGATACGCCCGACAATGCCCACCATGGCCTGTTTAAGCAGGATTTCTGTCATCATGGACAGCACCGAACGGGTGAATCCCCGCCAGTCTGCCTCTGCACCGGTCAGCATCGCCGCCATATTCTGTGCAATACCGTCAAAGGTCTGCGTGGCAGCACTTTTAACCTGCGAAAAACTGTCCGTCGCACTTTCCGCCCACTCCCCCCAGCCGGACTTCAGCCCGGCCAGCCAGTCACCGCGCAGCATGTCTTCATCCGCCCATGTCTGTTTCAGTGCCCCGGTGACCCGGGCCAGCGCCTGCGGATTATCACCGTACACGTCCCGAAGACGCTGCGCTTCAGACTCCCGCTGCGCCTGACGGTCAGTGAGACCGCGGGCTTTTGCGCTGATGGCGGCCTGCTTCGCGCTCTGCTGCTCTTCAAACCGCACCGCCTGCTGTGCCAGCTCATTCAGGCGTTTCTGGTGTTCAACCTTGTCGCCCAGGTCAGCCAGCTGGCGTTTGTACTCCAGCGTCTCTTTCTCATGGGCCAGCAGGGATTTTTCCTGCCCGGATAACTGCCGTTTCGTGGCAGCCTCTTTCAGGACCGCATACTGACTTTCCGCCTTCCATAAATCACGGCGCTGCCGGCTAATTTTCTCATTCGCACCGCTGTGTTTTTCCAGCGTCCTGAGCTCAGCTTCAAGGGCAAGCAGAGCCTCTCTTGCCTGCTCCTCTTCCCTCTCCCCGGCAGAGCGCGTTTTCGGTGATGTATGCTTTTTACCTGTCAGCTCTTCAGCCAGACGGCTGACGGCTTCCTGCTGCCCAGGACCTTTGCTGACGCCTGTTGCACGCGAGCGGTTGATGTACCCCATTTCCCCCTGGCGTATACGCGCATCCCGTTCCGCAATGGATTTTCTCAGCGCCAGTTCATCGCGTTTTGTTTTCTCAATAAATACGCGGTTCTCTTCTGCCAGTTCACCAAACAACGCACCAACGCCGGGCACATTCTTTGTCGTTTCCCAGGCTGACTGAATAAATTCAGCCAGCGCCAGATCCCCCTGCACAAGCAGCAGCTTCACCTGTTCAACGGTTCCGGCCACCACGTCAGTGATCAGACTGAGTGCCCCCAGTGTATGATCACCTATCCATGCCCATGCGTCAGAAGTCCAGGTTTTAACATCGTCCCAGATTTTTTCCACCGGCGTGGCCGCTTTATCAAGTTGCTCCAGACGTGCATTCATGACATCCGCAAACAGGGACATCGCCTCCGTCACCGCAGCCTGTTTACCTTTCGTGCGCTCAAGCTCATCAATATGGCGTAACTGGGAAACGCTCAGGAAGTTATACTGCTGATTCAGGGAGGCCAGCGCCTTCACCGGATCTGCTGCAATCCCTTCAAAGGCTTTTTCCACCTTCCCGGCATCGTCCCCCACCGTCTGCAGCCATCTCTGAGAGGTTTCCCCCATGATCCGTAGCTGCCCGGCGGTATATTTCCCGCTTTCTGCCAGACGGGCCAGATTTTCTGCCGCCTGTCTGATACCACCACCGGCTTCATCGCTGATCACCCCGGCCATTTTCCACAATTCTGCCGTTGTGGTGGCAGCAGCCCCTCCGGTCAGGGTCAGTGAACGCAATAAGGCCCGGTCAGCCTGCTCTGCCTGCCAGGCGGCGGCAGCAAGCGCGGCCAGTACGGCAACCCCGCCACCTGCCGCCACACGGGCCACCGACATAAATCGTCCCAGCTCACCGGCATTCCGGGCATTTTCAGCCAGTGCATTTGCCGTATCTGACAGCGACTCCTCTGATGATTCAGAGGCATCCCTGATCCCGAGAAGTTCCTCCTTCAGCAGGGTAAGCAGGCTGAGCGGTCCACCGAATGAATCGCTGATCTGCCCCCCCTGCTGCAGCATGATAAGGAAGGGATTCTGACCACCGGCAAGCTGAGTGACAATATCCGTGAACTGTGCGGGCAGTGTGCGCATGGCAGCCTTATACTGTCCGACTGATATCCCGGCTTTTTGTGCAGCCAGCGCCTGTCGGCTCAGACTCTGCTCAGCAGCATCAGCCTGTTTTCTGAAAGACTGACTGACTTTCCCGGACATCAAATCAGCAAGCGCACTGGTTTCACCCAGCTCTTTTTTTACCCGCGCTGCCTCTTCAGAAAAACGGGCAGAATCCAGTGTCAGCACGGCTGTCAGATCGGCAAAATTACCTGCCATCGTGGTCACCTCCTGAAATGTCCTCTGATACCATCAATAACTGTCACAACCTCCTTCCCTCCTCCCCGAAACGGACTCCACCGGCGAGGCCCGCCGCCTTCTGCATCAGTACATCATTTTCGTCCGGCGTCTCCGCCTGTCCTTCCTCTGCCTCCGGAGCGAACAGGCTGAAATCCGCCGGATGCATATCCGGATCGCAAAAAAACAGGCTGAGTACGGCGTACGTCAGCCCGGAAAAATGCATATCCAGCTGGGTATCCTGAAAATAATGCGTGCAGTAAAAACGTCGCCAGTCGGCATATTCGGTGGATGTCATCCCGGCAAGCATGGCGCGCCAGTCGGCTCTCCCCATCTCACGCGCCAGTTTCAGGACAAAGTTCAGCTCACCTTCGAATGCTTTTTTGATGTTACCGGCTCTGTCGCTTCTGCTTTCCCGGTTGGTTCAGGATCGGCATCGTGCCGGTTATCCAGCATACCTGAAAGATAAAGCACCCGGTTCGTTGCCTGATTCAGTGCATCAGCAGGCCATCCCAGCATCACTTCACGGCGGATCTGCTGCATCTCTGTCTCCGGAGAGGCCAGAGTGCCTTTGAGGGAATGGGAATGCCATAGCGACATCGCCACAAGCAGGGATGCCGTTTCCAGATATCGCTGGTTAATGTGCACGGCATTATGCTTCGTTGTCTCCTGTTGTGCTGCGTCTGAAACAAACTTCATATAATCAAACCGCTGCAGCGCAGACAGCTCCGACAGCGTGACGGACACACCGTTATATTCAAATTGTTCTGTTTTCAGAAACATGTATTACCTCCGTTTACCCTGCAGCGCCCGCTTCAGTAACGGTGACTTCAGCCACTGCGGCGAACTGACCATTTCCGCTCACCACAGGGATCTGCACCTTACCTGTCGCCACGCCGTTTACCGTAATTGTCATATCTTTCACACTAATGGTGGCTTTCGACGGATCGGCGGAAACCGCTCTGAACGTCTTGTCGGTTGCACTTTCCGGCTCAAAAGAAACCGTCAGGGTGGTTGTTTTCCCTTTTGCCACCGTACCGGATGTCGGTGTCACCTTAATTGCAGTGGCCGGCGTAATTTCGCTGCGTTCTTCCGCCACGGAAGGTTTGCCCACGTTAGTGACTTTCACCGTGCGGGTGATCACTTCTTTCGCCGTCACGGCCTTACCGATACTGCTGACCCAGCCACGGAACACATCCACCGTGCCATTTGGGAAACGGATTTTATAGGCCCGCACATCCCCGCTTTCAAACCAGCCTATAAGCCCTTTCTGACCTTCTTCTCCCGGTTTCCAGGCCAGCGTAAAACTGGTATCTCCTGCAGACTTCTGCCCCTGCCCGGTCGCGGTCCAGTCCGCGTCTTCATCATCCAGGTAGTTATCATCGTAGGGTTCTGCCGTCATCTCGCCCGGCGTCAGATCCTTCACCTTAGCCAGTCGCTGCCAGTCATCGTCTGACAACGGGTTTGCATAAGCATCACCCTTGCCGTTGTAAACCCACAGAGTGGTACCGGCACCTTTTACCGGCTCAAGGGGATTTGGTGTTGCCATATCGTCCTCACATCTCGTAGGTAATTTTCCACAGGAGATCTGCCGATCCCCACATCATAAACTCATCATCCCGGCGGTAGTCATACCCCTGAAGATTCATCTTCAGCAGTAATGCACTGAGCCCGGGAACTGCCTCCAGCGCAGGAAGAATTTTTTCTTCCATCCACATATCCAGTGCCGAGTCCGGTTCTTTTGCCCTGAGAAAAACCTCAATATGCAGTGTCGCCTCCCAGGTTCCCTCATCAACGAACTCGTCAGCAGCAGACGCATCTGTCAGGTAAACAGCAACAGCAGGCAGTTCCTGTTCATCAATAAAAACCGGGCGACCGTCAAACCAGCTCACCCTCTCAGAAATATTTTCTTTCAGGGCAGACAGAACTGCCGCCCGTATTTCACGGTGTTTCATACACCCTCCCAGTCATTTTCTTTTCAGCACCAGGCGTAACTGATGCGTCATGGCTTTCATCATCTGCGCCGGTAATTTTTCCCGGTACATCCGGTCCCGTTCACGTTCAAAGGTTTCTGCCAGCGGTCCGGCAGTCGTAATCTTCACCACTTCGATCGGCAGACGGTGGCGTTTCGGCCTCCCTTTGCTGTCCGCGCCGGTGGATGATGATGCCCACGGCATACGCTGCATCACATGCCAGCGTCCGTTAGCCAGCCGGGTGATAAAGGCGTCCGGGATCCGTCTTTTCCCCACAATCAGCACACTGCCGCCCCCTTTCAGGGCCGCACGCTGTCCTTTCTTTCTCCGTTTTCTGCGGGAAAGTCGAACGCGGGCCTCCCCCAGTTTGATGGCGGGCAGGTTGCCGGTATTGATGTAAACCTTTGCGTAAACCTTATCCGGTCGTGCCGGACTTAACCGGATGCGGGCACGGATAAGACGACGGGGAACGGCCAGCTCCCTGGCAACTGAAGAGGCCGTTTTCGCAATAATGGCCCCCGCCACTCGGTTCAGTGTCGTGGCAGAGGCCCGGGGAACGGCACGGCGATCAATTGCATCCAGATTTTTCATGGCCTGCGCCAGACCTTTTATTGCCATACTCATTCCTGTTCGACAAAAATCCGGGGTTTACCGTTGTACGTGTCATAACGGGTCACCGTCAGTGTGCGCCCCGCAAACACAACAACATCATGACGGGCCGGACGGTACCGGGCTGAAAACACCACCAGTGACAACTGGCTGCCCGAAAGCGCCCCCATCTCCGCGGACTCTTCCTCCGGCATCACGTCGTACACGACGCCGTTAATCTCCGCCTGTTTGCCCATCACCCGAACGGTCGCCACGTCCATCCGGCAACACATTCGCGTAAACAGATCAGACATTGATTTTTACCGCCACAGTGGCGCTGTTTGCAGGGGCATTTTCCCAGGCTACCCCCGCTGCCACCGCACCGTCTGCAGCCAGCTGCACAACCCCGTCCTTCAGATAAACCACCGCGCCGGACTGAATGTCGTCAGCAGACTGTTTGGGCAGCAGGAACACGCCTTCGGCAAAACCGTCACCGGCCTCACCGGCAGGAATATCGGTAATGGCCACGGCCACCATACTGCCGACCACCACCGCAGCACCGCTCAGGATGGTCTGATCTCCGGCATTCACCAGTTCAATGGTGGTACCGTCCTGTACAAAATTTTTCGCCATAATGCTGTTTCTCCGGACAGCCCCTGTGGGGCTGTTTTTCAGGCATAAAAAAAGCCCTTTCGGGCAGTGATTGTGATAACGCGGTTATCAGGCCACCGACGAACGCACCAGCCCGCGCCAGTCAAGTGGTGCCACTCCGGCATCAATACGGATTTTTGTGGCAATGCCGTCAGTGGTGAAACCTTCCTGCTGATCAATGTATGGCGTGTCCACACCATCCAGCCAGGCCACTTCAATGGTGTCAGTGCCCTGTGCCGCCGCCAGATACCAGGTTTTCGGGTCTGCCGCATCAAGACGCGCTTCTGCAATCACCTCAGCAAAGTTCTGGATAGGGTTAATGACACCGGCGTTTGCATCCGCCCCTTTCACACTGGCCGATTTGATGGTCTGGTTCGCCACCGTCTCCAGTACCACCGGTACCAGCATAAAGGCCGGACGGATATTCAGGGCACGATCGCCTTCTTTCTGCAGGCGCATCATCTGACGGGCCGCATCCAGTCCGGAAACGGAGATCCCCCCGGTGGCAATATTTTTGTGATCGGCATGGAACAGCGCCTTACCGTCGGACAGTTTCGGGTTATCCGTCAGCACCTTGTAGACCAGGTCACCAATCGTTGCCTTCGCCGCACGCCCCATCTTCATCGGCACGTCCACCAGCATATTCAGATCATCATTGATAATGGCCTGGCGGGTGATGGAGAAAATCTCCCCGTAAGTGGCCAGTGCAATGGTCTCCTTGCGATCTGAGGTGGTGATGTATTTATACTCCGCCCCCTCACGAACCTGGCGCAGAGAACCAAAACCGCCCATCCCCACGCGATACGCTGTTTTGAAGTCTGACAGGCGTCCCTTACGGGTCCACTTCTGGAAGGTTTCTTCTGATTCCTCCCAGCCCTGGATCAGCCCCTTGTTCGACACATCCAGCAGAATATTGCCAAAATCAGAGGTGCTGTGCGTCAGCGCCAGCCCGACCATCTGCATGGGGTTATAACTGGCCACCCCAATACCGCGCTCCGTCAGTGACATGCGAGCCCATTCACGCAGGGTCATCCCGTTATAGGCGTTATCCTTCTCGACATTTTCAAATCCGGCACGGGCCAGCATCGCCTGGCGGATCCCGTCCCCCACAAAATTGCCGTTTCCGGCATAAATATGGGCCGGTGTATTTTTGTTGGTCGGCGAGGACTCCTTGCCCATTTCATTCAGCAGTCGTTCACGGGCCATTTCCAGCGAACAGTCAGGATCAGCCACGCACTGTGCCTGAAGCGTCTGATAGCGACCACCGAACATGGCAAACAGATCGTTAATGCCTGACATGCGGGCTTTCTGTTCTGCCATAACGCGGGCGCGAATGGTCGCCTCATCAGACACTGCCGGTACCGGTGATGGTTCTGTTACCGCCGGTGCAGGGATTGTCACTGTGGTATCACGCGGGGCACTGTTGCGTGGCGGAGTAATCATGTTTCGGATGGATTCCGGCATCTTTTTAAATTCCTCTGTACGTTTTGACTGAATACATGCCATTGCCTCAACAGCGGGTGTCACCTGGTCAGCAAATCCGTGTGCCAGACATTCGGCACCGGACATCCAGGTTTCATCCGCCAGCATGGCGGCAATTTCATCGGTGGTTTTTCCGGTTTTCTGCGCATAGGCTGGCAACAGTACCGATTCGACTTTATCCAGCAAATCGGCATAACTGCGCATATCCTCAGCATCCCCGCCACTGAATCCCCATGGCTTATGGATCATCATGAAGGCATTTTCCGGCATAATGACCGTATCACCGGCCATCGCAATCACAGATGCCATCGAGGCGGCAACGCCATCCACATACACGGTAATGGTCGCCCCCTGATTTTTCAGGGCATTAAAAATGGCGATGCCTTCAAAGACATCGCCACCCGGTGAATTGATATGGAGATTAATGTGGGTGATATCACCCAGGGCATTCATATCGCTGACAAACTGCTTCGCGGTAACTCCCCAGAAACCAATCTCGTCATAAATATAAATATCTGCCTCACCCTGACTACCCGCCAGCATCCTGAACCAGGATTTATTCTTCATGCTGGCTGTCGGTGGCCTGCTGACGCTGTTGTTCAGTTCCGGCACTGTTGCCTCCTTTGTCGTTGACGGGGTCAGTATCAAAGACCAGCCCCAGTCTGCTGTTTTCATCAATTTCAGCCTTGCGGCGACGTTTGACCTCATCCGGATTGCGCCCACCAGCACGCACCCAGTCAGATTCTGTCGCTGCACCACCCCGGATCTGAATTCTCCAGGCTTCAGCTTCCTTAACCGGGTCGATCCACGGCATCACCGGACCGGAATACGTCGCGTTATATAGCGTTTTCATCTCCACATCCGCCGGAATTTTCAGCAGACCTGCCGCAACCACCATATTCAGCCATGTCCGGTACACCGGGCGGGTTACCGCGCCAATAAAACAGTCCTGCAGGATCAGGTAACCATCCGTGGACTCGACCAGCTCCTGCCGCTGGGCGCTGTAGGTGCCGTTATAGTTACGCGCCGCACTGGAAAAACTCAGACGACTGCCTGCTGCCACTGCACGCAACTGGCCGTTGCGGAAAGTTTCAAGGTTGGGATTGGGACGGTCAGATTTGACCATGCCGATATCCTCGCCCTTGCGCAAATCGTCATAAATAATACCCGGGGTGATATGGACTTCCCGCTCGGTCTCTTTGCTCCCCGGATCTTCATAGTCCTGTCCGTCACCTTTACGGATATACAGTCCCAGCGCCGCAGCAATACGCGCCGCTGTCAGTTCCGCATCCTCATACTCCTTAAGGGCACTGATCCGCATCAGCACCCCCGATAACATGGATGAGCCTCGCGTCTGATGCAGACGACGAGTGAACTTCAGGTGGATCATTTTTCCGGCAGCGATTTCTTTCGTATCACTCTGCCGGCCGCTGACCGGATAATTTTTATAAACCAGATATTTTTTCGGTCTTCCCCACTCATCAAGAAAAACCCCCTGATTCAGTCCGGCGGATTCATCAGTGCGCATGGGAACAAAATCCGGCTCCATCGCCTCAAGCCAGAATGGCACTCCCGCCGTCCGTTCCAGACCGTTTCCCGCACCACTGACCATCTGCGCAAACACTTCACCATCCCGCAGCCAGGTCCGCAGCAGTAAACGTTCAAGCACAGGACGGGTATACTGCCCTGTCACATCCGGACTCACGGACCATTCAGCCCACAAACGGCGGATATCCGCAGCCAGCTCAGCCGCCATTTCCCCGTTTTTTCGTAATGGCTGAGGCTCCACAATAATTCCCCTGGCACCAATCACCCGCTCTTCCAGCTTGTCAAACACACCAATCACCAGGTCATGATTGATATCCAGAAAACGGGCCTGCTCCCGCAGGGAAACCGCACCGTATTTACTGAGCTGATCAGCAGAGCGATTTTCCCGCCGGGCTTTATGTGTCCGGGTCGGTTTCACCGCCTCATAGGCCATGATTAACGCCCTTGAACGCAGTCTGGCTGCTTTCCACCCGGGGGAAAACACGCCGATCACATCATCAATAATTGCCATTAAAACCTCGCCAGTTTAAATCCCGGTTTTCCCCGCCTGCGGCTCACCATCGCGGCAAGCCTGCGTTCCCACTCCTGACGTCCGGCGCGGATCTGAGAAAGGCTTTCCAGCGTCAGTTGCTGCCCGTTGAAGGTGACAGACTTTCCCTCCAGTACGGCCATTTCCGCTTCACGGTACCGCTGTATCATTTCTCTGGCTTCTTCTGTGCTCACAACCAGCCTCCTGATGTTATCCATGGATTATCTTCCGCACGCTCCGTCCGCAGTTTTTTCTTCCGGCGACGGCGTTTTTCTGCCCCGGCCGTCAGTTCCGGGGATACCGTTTCACCAGAACGCTCCTGCGGGAAGACGAGCCACGTTTCCCGCTGTGCCCAGTCCGGTGCGGAGGGCCAGCGGATCTTTTCGTAACCATGCAGAACGGCAAGCGCATCCGCATAAACCAGCAGGTCAAACGCTTCGTTAGCGCCCCTGCCCGGTTTTCGCCATTTTCCGTCACTGCCGCGCTCTTCATAGGTCAGCTCATCGTAAAACCACCGCCCCAGCCAGTCGGGAAAGTGGATATAGTTCGGCCCTGGTGTGTCACGCCACAGGGCATTATTTACACGATCCTTAAACGCATCCGTCTGAACCAGCCACAGCGCGACATCGCCACTGGCTCTGGCACGGCGGGCACTTCTGCCGGTATTATCCGGGAAGGTTCGGTTAATCAGCCTGTCACGGCGAAGTCCATCCCCCTTGAACAGAAACACCCTGTTGCCCAGTCCGTCACTCCGGCAACGACGCCAGAAACGATAGGCGTTATCTGTCACCCCGGCTTCCCCTCCCGTATCCACCGCCATGGCCATCAGACGCATGCGCACATCCGGATCAGAAGCCAGCGGCCATGTTTTATGGAACACATCCGTCAGCAACAAATCCCAGTCCTCCGGATATGCCGCCGGATCAACCGGCAGACTTTCACCGTTGGGACTGCAGCGCAGTGAATGCCGGATGTTGTAGCGATCAACAATCCAGCGTTCCCCCTGCTCTCCGTATCCGGTGATCTGCACAACAAAACGGCGATTTTTACCGCCCTGTACGTCAACCGTTGCCTCAATAAAACGCACACCATCCGGCACAGATCGCCGGGGAAACGGCTCGGCACGCTGTTCAAGCAGTTCACTTTTACGCTGTTCCGTGGCTGAACGGGGCAGATAGGGTCGTCCGATATCGGTGTTCACCACCGCTTTCAGGGTCTCTTCACTGCCGGTTCGCTCATACTCTTCTTCTGCCGCCAGCAGTTTAAAAATCAGTTGTTCCCAGGTCTGAAACGCCGCAGCTGGCCCCTCCATCCAAAATGACGCAATCCGGGAGTTTCGTGGCGTTCCGGTGATACTGCCGTCCGCCGCCGCCCGTTCACCTTCACGAAGCCAGATCCCCTGGTTATTCAGTTCGCGTTTCTGCTCAGGGGCAATCAGCCCGCGACAATGCGGACACATCAGACGGGCAGCCTGACCGGCAGCCACAAAATCCGGGTTATTCCGGTATCCGGTCATGTTATCCATCACCGGCTGAAAATATTCCCCGCAGTGCGGACACGGCCAGTACCACCGGCGGCGGTCTCCCCGGTTATACAGTGACAGGATACCCGTTGTTGGCGGTGCCTCATGTGCGCCACCACAACGCCATTTGGTATCGGTGATATCCCGCCCCGGTGAACTCTCGACCAGGGTCATCCCCGAGGACATAAAGGTGGTGGTACGCTTTGAGGCCAGCGTGAAGGCATCCCCTTCCCCGTCCACGTTTTCAGGGAAACGGTCATAATCCGTCAGCGCCACACGACGGTAATCCGAAGAGGAAAAGACGGTGATCGACGGCCAGCCAATCTTCAGGAAGGAGCCGTCAAGAAACATTTTATCGTGGACGTTGTTGTCATTACGGGAAGGACTGAGGCGCTTGCTGACCTCCGGACTGTGGCGAAACGTCCTGGAAAGACGCGTTCTGGAATGCTCACGCGCCTTCGTCTCAGTCATCTGCACCACCAGCATATCCGCCGGATCACAGATGATGCCGTACACAATCCAGCCATCAATCAGCCCTTCGGTTTTCCCGGTTCGCGCAGGTCCCACAAACACCACCGCGTCATATTCACGGGCTGATAATGTATTAATGGGGTCAATCATATAGGGCGTCAGCGATGACTCCCACGGACCGGAAGTATTGGCTCCCCGTGGAACCCGCATATAACGCCTGATGGCTTCCGCTACTGGTAACCGGCCAGGTGGGCGAAACAGCGAGGCCACTTCGCGCCAGATATCGGATGCGCGGCTATGGCTCTCGTTCACCTGATTCACATATCGGCCTCATCACAACAGTCAATGACTGCCTTTTCCAGTGTGTCGCGGATCTCATCAACCACAATCTGTACTTCATTCAGTTGTGATGCGGTCCACCCCCTGTCCCTCTCCAGCCGGTCAGGCCAGGTTTCCAGTACCTGAACTATCGCTTTCACCACGACAGAAAAGGACCGCCTGACATCACTGACTGGCACAAGCTGACCAGTTTCCTGCTCAAATTTCAGTCGGTCACGTTCTGACTGGTACCATGCTTTACGCGCATGAGGATCCATTTCCTCGTTATCTACAGGCAGAGGAGCTTTCATCAGCTCGGCAAGGATATCTGTCAGTCGGTACAGTTTGAGATTGCTCTCATGACCACCGGCTGGGCTTATGTTTTTTACCCGAGCCGCAACAGTCTGTCGATGAGCACCGGATAATGCGGCCAGTTGGGAAATATTCAGATGCAGATTTTTTAATTCACGATCCATAACTCCCCCTGAAAATTATGTAAACACACACCAGTGATGAACAAAAAACAACCAGATTCGACACTAAAAATTTTTATTTTTCTATATATCAACAACTTACACTGGCGGTGATGGTGCCATAAAAATCAAAAAATGCGCCTTTTTCCGCGCCGCCCGCCCCGTGTTCAGGCCCACCCCACCAGGAGGACCCGCAAAAATGATAATGGTTATCATTTGCAACAAAATCCAGTTTCTTCCACCATCGCACCGGACTGGCGACTATGAGGGGACAACACCGCGCTCCGTTAACGCGGTAAACCCCGGTGTGTATCGTTTTTGATTATCCCCGCACACTCTCGCAGAGGAGTCTCCCTGTCGGGCTGCGGTCTCTGTTAATGCAGGAATACGGTGACGATACGGCGCATCAGCAAAACTTAGTTCAGGCACTGAGTGCGGATATAGTCCTGTGCCCCTTCCAGCTGCTTCTGCATTGTCATCAACCGTTCTCTGAGGATGAAATAATCCCGTTCAGCGGTGTCTGCCAGTCGGGGGCCGGTTGCATTATCCACGCCGGAGGTGCCGGTGGCTTCACGCACGGTACCGGAGCAGATGGCGTTGATCCGCAGGCGCTTACGACCAGCGGCAACATCAGCACGCAGAGTTTCATTTTCAGCTCTCGCATCGGCTAACTCCCTCGAGTATTTTGCATCGAGCGCAGCAACATCACGCTGGCGCACCTGCATGTCAGTAATGGTGGCATTCGCCTGTTCCAGCTCTCTGGCTTTTTTATCACGCTGCGCTTTGTAGGTGAGCGCGTTGTCACGGTAATGGTTTGTTGCCAGCCACAGCGCACCACAGCCAACCGCCAGGACAATAATCACCACACACAGAACACGGTTCATCTCTCTTTCACCCCACCAGTCCCGATAACGTCAGGACTCGCCAGGCGGTGGAAAAGAAAATGGCAACCAGCATGACTAAAAATGAAATGCCGACAAGTACACAGAGGCTCTTCACCAGCGTTATGAGTTTATCTGATATCATTAGCCACCCCATCAATCCGCCTTTGTTATTTTCCCTTTGCCTGTATCAGCCAGGACAAAATCAATCAGCATATTCGCTTCATTTACCAGCGTACGGATTTTTGATACATGCGCGGCTTTAACCTGTTTCCACTCATTCAGCCCGGTAGCAAACACACTGGCAATGTTTTTATCCCGTTTCATGTCAGCACCAAGCCGGGTTGAGTTCTTCCATCACGCTCATTTTACGGGGATTAACGACAAAACCCTTCGTCCAGTACTCGTAAAGAACATCGTCGCACTCTTCCTGATACCGGATGACCTTATCGCGGATTTCGGGTTTTACTTTGTTGGGATTAATGGTTTGTAGCCAGCCGGCAAGTTTTCGAAGTGGCATGGACACCATATTGCGTTGTTTCCCATCCTCAGCAACCATAACGATTTCCGTTATAGTTGACGCAAAACGCTGTCTTAACTTAGCCAACTGTGATTGCCAGGCCAGCCCCATCCCCGCAACGACAGGTTTCATGGGAACGTATGGTTCGCCATTATGGTTAACTACATAAAGAGAGTTGCCGTGAAACGGCACGGCCATCATATTCATCGGTTATTTCCTTTTAGTGATGAACCTTGTCTCACAGGAATCCAGCCCACAGAAAGGCACCGACAGCCAAACCGGTATCCTCAAGGGTCATCCTGAAAGGTTCTTTGGTTTATTTACGCTTGTGCGAAGCGCAGAAATGACAAAGGCACCATTACGGTGCCTCTTCATGAAACAATCTTGTTGACTTTATTCACTTACATTTTGCCAGTTCGCAGGATTTCGTGTTATCCGTCCATGTAAGCAAACCTCATTTTTCAGCAAAATATTCTTCTTATCTGTCGATTCCCCAGCACGCCAGCGCGCTCTCCTGGTCACGACGGGATATCTGACCGTAACAGTTGTTTGAACGAATACGGCAGTCTCTGCCGCCGTCCTTAATCCACCAGCGAATCGCTTCGCAGGCACCTTTTCGATCACCTGCATTAATTCGTCTGTAAAACGTCGACGGGAAACACTTACCGGGACCAATGTTGTACGGACAGAATGACGCGATACCTGCTTTTTGTGGCTCGGTCAGTGGAACTTTTATATTACGCTCCACCCATGCCAGCGCCTTATCCCGTTCGATAGCGTTAACCCGGTCGCATTTTTCCTTCGACAGCTTCATGCCAGGAATCACAGGCTTACCATCCACCCGGGTGGCTCCACGGCAGATGGTCCAGATACCCGCACCATCACGGTATGCCGTGGTGTGGTTACCTTCCTTTTCATCCAGAAACTGGTCGAGGATTTCAGGCGCAGAAGCACCTGCGGCAATCAGCGCCAGAACGGCAGCCGATAAACCATAGCGGAGTTTCCTGCTCATCAGCTTACTCTCCCCGTGCCGCCTTACGCCGGTCTTCTTTAATCTTGAAATACAGGTTCGTCAGATATGTCAGCAGCCCAAACAGCAGACTCCCCAGCACGCCTATTGCCGCCCACTGAGACGGGGAAACCCTGTCCAGCAACTGCAGGAACCAGTAGCCCGTTCCCACCGCTGACGTGGTGTATGACACACCTGTTGTGATTTTTTCCATCTGGTTCATACCCCGCCTCCCGCAATCCGGAAGCTCACAACAATAAAAAAGACCACCGGCACACACCGATGGTCCCTGACGCATGCTTACATCATCATGTCGCTGTCCGGTGTGGGGTCACCGCTATCTGAAGCACTCCCCTCACCCGCGATGCCTTCCGGCTCCGGAGCTGCCGGTGCGCCCAGCAGTTCATCCAGAATGGCATCCACTTCTGCATCAAGACGCGCTTCCAGGTTATGGCGAAGTTTCTGTTTCAGTGCGCTCCGGACTTCTTCAGAGCGCAGGACTTCCTTCACTGCTTCAGCAGTGACCAGGGATGTAATTTCTGACATGGGATTTTCTCGTCGAAAGATGTGATTAAGAAAGTTGCCGCTAAATGAGCGGCTCTTCGGGTTTGCTTCCGGCTGACTGACTGGCGCTGATTTTCTCAGCGGCCCTTTTGTCAATCTGTCTGCGCCAGACGTCACGCATGGCCCGGTATCCACCCGAAAGGAGATACAGCACACAGACCACCGTACAGAAGTACAGCATTAACTGGTTCAGAAATGTCATAATTTCTTTCCGTTATTGTTGACAATAAGAACTGTTTTCATTAAAAAACCAGAGTACGAAAGTATCGTTCCTTTATTTTTTCTCCATAGGTATCACCACCGCCAGCGTCCATTCCTGTCGCTGGCGGTTTTTTTTATCATGCCGCAGTGTCTGTGCTGTTCACTTCCACCGCAATGCTGTCTATCAGTACCGGGTAAGTCGCATTCCTGGTAATGTCTGTCACATGCAGTTTATCCGCCGCAAATGCACTGACCGGTGACTGCGTCAGCGTGAACGGTGTGCCATCCTGACCATCAATAACCGGCGTCACCTGAAGGCTGTTATTCCCGGCAAAGCGGAAAGCCAGCGTATGCCATTCGTTATCAAATGCGCCAAAGGTTCCCAGTTTCAGGTTGTTTGTCGCCACTTTCGCATTGTGGTACATCACATTCAGGTCTTTTGCATCTGTCTGGATGTAGAACGCTGCCAGCAGGTTATTCCCCCCGTCTCCGGTCAGGGCAACGCCCTGTGGCAGTGAAGAGACCGGCCAGTAAAACGCCATAACATACTGGTTCGCAGCCAGCGCTCCCGAAACCTTAAAGCGGCAGCGAATCTGCCCCCCTTTCTGTAACAGAGCCGCACCGTTGCCCGCGGCGTACTCCAGCACCCAGCTGCTTTTACCGGCCTCCTTGGTCAGCTTCACTGCCTTACCTCCGGTTCCCTCCGCATCGCTGACCACTTCTGCCCTGCCGCCACTGGCTGACCATCCCTGTACTTTCAGGCTTCCCTCTGACTCGCTGGCAAGGTAAGAGAGCAGTGTTGTGACGCCTGTGGCTTCTGCACCGGAAGGCGATGAAGGGCGCACCTCTGATACTGTCGATGATGCCCCCGCGTTTAGCGCCACTCTTCCCGCATGGCGCAAAATCGCCGTTGCCAGACGGTCGGAAATAATCCCACGGCGTGCCCAGGCGCTGAAATGGCTCGCCCTGTCCTGTGACGTCCAGGTGGCTGAGCTGTCACGCCATTTCGAACCGTAATATCCGATACCCGGAATGTCCGGGTCTTCTTCCGGTTTGTTCGTCGGCACATTCACCCCGTTCTCATCGGTCATGAACGGTACGAAATGGATATTCTTTTCCGTTTTGTTTTTATAGCTGCCGTACACCGTCTGGTACGTGGATTCGTTCTTCTGCTTCCAGAAATACGTCGTATCTCCACATATCCAGGGAACACCGCCAGCAGAGCCACCGACGCACTGACCTGCCATATCCGCCAGGTCTGCACGGAATTTATCAACCAGCGCACCAAACTGTGCTGCGTGATTTGCCGGCGTACCGCCAAAATCAAATTCCCCCTGCATCCACACCACGGCAAACAGCACATTTTTCGGATTCTTCTTCAGTGCTGCTTTTGTTCGACCGATAAGGTCCTTATACAGCGGCTTGTCCACACCCCAGCGGGTTGAATTCTCCGAAGCACCACTCGCGTCACTGTATGTGCCATCAGCTCCGGTGGTGAACGCTGAACCACCACGACAGCACGGAACCAGCAGAATGCCCGCATTCGCCGGTATAAACGGCAGCAGTTTTTTGGCGATATGCAGCCCCTGCCCCACGGTTCCGTACTGCCCCTTTGACAGGTCCGCTTTCGGATGGTTAAGGCGGCTCATGTCCTGCACATCATGCAGACAATGGTCCGCCGGAATGATGTCGTTATATTTGCATGCTGCACCGCCCGGTGTCACCGTACTGCGGCGCGCCAGCTGCTTAATACGCGGGTCCGGACGGTCATATGTCTCCGGCAGCGGAAGACCTTCACCATACGACATGCCGTTTGACTGCCCTGCCAGAACCACAACAAAGTAATACTCCGGGTCGCTGGTGGCACTGATTACTGCACCTTCTCCACCTGTCGGCTTCACCACAACAGGTGTGCTCACATCACCTTCTGCGACAATCGCCTGAATAAGTGCTGCGCCATCATCCGTATACGAAGAAAACGGCCCACCGTATGGTTGCCATCCTTCACGAATTTTTTGCGCAAGTGCATCAGCAAGGTCTGACGGCGATGCCGCCCTGACCACATCGTAATGTTTAAATGTCATGAATCCTCCCGGCCGGGATAGTGTACTGAATCAGATAAAGAGCGGGCTGAAGTCCGGAAGTTACAGGACAATGGCAGAAGGGAGACTTACAGCCCGCAATTCGAAAAAGGCCGCGCAGTTGCGCAGAGTGATTACCATGGGGTATTATTCGCCAGCTGAAATATTACTTCACGTTTTGTTGTTTATTCCTTGCCGCCCGCGTCTCCCAGCGCGGGCTTTTTTTGCCCATAAAAAAAGCCCCTCCGGAGAGGGGCTTCGCTACGTGTCTGTTAACCATATGCATGGTGCCGGGTGCCTCCCGGTGAGTTCAGTATCAGCACCTGAACCCGCACAGAAAGGATAGAGTAGAAACACCTGCGCTGATATGCCCCTCCGCTCAGGGGGATTCACCATGCCAGTTTCTTTTAACAAACTCCCCGCAAACCAGACAACTGTCAACCGTCTGAATTGTGAGACATTTAAAATTTTCGGGGCGTACCTGATACCCGGTTAATTCTGCAATATCATCCGTTCTGACTGACTAAATCCTGTACTTCCCTGACCGTCTGCTCAAAACGTTCAGTCTCCAGCTCAACGCCAGTTGCACGACGCCCCAGCGCCATCGCGGCTTTGACTGTCGAACCCGACCCCATGAAGAAATCTGCAACCAGGTCACCCGGACGACTGCTCGCACTGATTATCTGCTGCAGCATTTCTGCCGGTTTTTCGCACGGATGTTTCCCGGGATAGTACTGCACCGGTTTATGCGTCCACACATCCGTGTACGGCACCTGCGCCGTCACGCCAAAATACCGCCGCAGATGCTTATATTCACTCTGTAGTTCCGCATACTGCCGGTTCAGTGAAGTATACGTCTCCAGCAGCTGGTGGTGGGGCTTCTCCAGTTCACCCCGCTGATGCTTCTCTTCTGCCACCCGGGCAAACAGCGCCTGTAATTTCAGATAATCGCTTTCGTTCGGTAGCTGCCACTGACTGGCACTGAACCAGTGCGACACCATGTTTTTCTTTCCTGTGGCATCCACTATCTGTTTTGCCGTTATCCCCAGGGCAGCACGCGCATCACGAAAGTAAGAAATCAGCGGAGCCATCACATGCTGTTTCAGTGCCCTGCCCTTCGCCTCATACCCGGCATCTTTCGGACGATACGGCCCCTGATAATGTTCCGCGAACAGAATGCGCTCTGTGGCGGGGAAATACGCCCTCAGGCTTTCCTTGTTGCACCCGTTCCAGCGTCCGGACGGCTTCGCCCAGATAATATGGTTCAGCACACTGAAGCGTTCACGCATCATGATTTCGATATCAGATGCCAGGCGATGGCCACAGAACAGGTAAAGACTTCCGGCAGGTTTCAGCACCCGCCAGAACTGCGCCAGACACTGGTCCAGCCACTTCAGGTAATCATCGTCGCCCTTCCACTGGTTATCCCAGCCCTCGGGCTTCACTTTAAAGTACGGCGGGTCCGTGACTATCAGGTCAACAGAATTTTCGGGTAACGACCGGATAAATTCCAGGCAGTCGGCGTTGACTAACTCACAGCTGGATATTTTTACAGTATTAAGCATGGATCATTAAGCCTGTCTCTGATAGGCTCATTCTGCTTTTGCGCAAAGCAGTGGGCCTGAGGTTTGCTTGTGATCCGGACGCATGAGCAGATGGCTGGTGAGTGCCCCTAACACCCACCAGTCGCCCATTTACCACAAATAAAAAAGCCTTCAGGACTGAAGGCGTCTGTAACAACCGAACTGATAGTCTGCCAGACCCGCCATAACAAGCTGGGTCAGTATTAACTGGCAGCGTTCGCGTGAAAGGTAAGTATTCTGCGCAATCTCCCCGACTGTCGCCGGTTCGGTGACGCTTAATTCATTAAACACTGCTCTGGCAGTTTCTGTCATATCCTGCTGTTTCAGCATGTCTTTTTCCCTTTTTCGGTTAACGTGACACACCAATAACTCTTGTCAAAAAAGCCAGCAAGCTGAAAGACCGGTATTCACCGCCACCAGCGCGTTTACTGTACTGACGCGATTTCAGTCATAAAAAACCCGCCAGGCGGCGGGGTGTAAAAAATCTTCTAACGTCAGGCATAAAACGCCCATCGTTAGGGCAAATTTACCACAGATTCGGGAAAAATCAACAAAGCTATCTGGTCACCTTTTTCAGTTGTTGTTCTGCCCATGCTTCTTCAATATCAAACTGCACCACCAGCGTATCGTAAAAACGTTTAACTGTTTTTTTCCATGTATCAAGAGATATGGCATCGGTTACATTACATATGGCATTAAATGCCTCCGTTGATGGTAGTCTTTCACAGCCACGACCACCACAACGCTGGCAGTCTCTGATAACAGGCATACCACGTTTTACCGACTCTTCACGATGAATGGCGACACCACGCCCACGGCAATCCTTACAGGCGGTGGAAACCTCACCCTTTCCGCCACACTCCGGACAGGCAACTTTTACCACCTCCCTGACTTTTTTCCATTCTTCCCAGTAAGACGGATACACACCTTTCGTACACTTTGCCCATACCGGCGGCTTACCATCCGGATACTGGATCTTGTTTGTAAAAACCTCGCTTTCAATAAATTTTTTTCCGTGACAGCAGGAGCACTGTTTTTTGCTCGCCGCGCTACGGGCATAATCTTCAAACGCATACGAAGCCATAATACGCATCACTGCCGGTTTTATTTCTGCCGGGAGTTTTCTTAACGCCGCCACGCGATCACACCGACTGAGTGCATATTCTGTCAGCAATTCTGTTGCCCGCTCTCTGTCATTCATACTAATGCCCATTTTCCCAAGGAACGCAGAAAACCCCATCTCAGCCCGATTCTGTGTCATGCCCTGCGCGGCCATCACATCAGTGATACTCAGCGCATCTTTTGACGTTGAGGCCGATGCATCGGTCAGGCCAGGGGATTTTGGGGAGTAGTATTTCGGTAAATCTTCCAGTTTCATTTTTTGACCTGCCCTTCAAGCATTATGGGGTAAATCTTCACCCCCAGACGTCCACCAGATACTGGCTTTCCACGTACAATATTGATTTCATCAAACTGCTCATCGTCCATTAACAACCCCGCGTGCGTCAGCGCATCCAGCGGTGCTTTCAGAATATTGTCCAGGTCACGGCGGCGCTTATCCGGTGGCTCTGCAATAATTTTTATTGCCAGCCGTCCGGACAGGCTTAATTTCAGTCGCTGCTGGCGAACAATAAGCGCCACTGCCCGGCGATAACGCTCCCCGGCTTTTGATACAAAATATGTGCTGCCACGGCGTCGCCAGTAAGTGTTCACCGTCGGCGGGTAAGGTAAAACCAAATCTATGAGCATCAGTCACCTCTTTTACCCAAGCACGCCAGTTGCAAAGGCGTGATCAAGAAAACGAAAAATTAAATCAACCTGAGAACCATGCTTTTCTTCGAACGCCAGCGGATCCGCATGAAGCTCGTTGTGATGCTCCCGACACAGCGGTAGCGTGAAAATATCGTGAGATTTTGTCCCCATTCCGCCCTGACCATGACCAATCAGGTGATGGGGATCGTCGGCTGGCTTACCACAACACGCACACGGCTGTGTCTTTACCCAGCGTGTGTATTTCTCATTTACCCAGCGGCGACGTTTAGGTCGTTTCATGAAGGATTCCGGAGACTCCGGATCAACGGCAATGCTGACCACCGTCTTTTCCTGTGGTGGGTTCTGTTGCTGGTGGGTGTGAGACGGTAGCGCAATATTTTTTGTGCGCTGCTTCAGTATGCTGGTGGCGGTCTGTTCTCCCGGTATGATGTCGCTTTCACGGTACACGGAGCGGATTTTTTCCACACGTAACCCCAGAGAACGACGTAATACGGCCTCCGGTAGCGCGTCCGCCACCTGATTGCAGACCGCCCACCAGGATAATTCAGCCAGAGATAATTCACGCTCCTGCGTACCGCTTATTGCGTGACCGATGACGTCAATCATCCATGCTGACAGGTTTTGATGAGCAAGTTGCTCGAGTGATTCGGATGTCTGGTCCCGTAGCTGGTTGTCGCAGTGCCAGCACAACACCATTGCGCCGGTACCATAACGGTGAATGACAGTTTCGCTGTGGTGATAATCGCCGTGTGGCCACTGGCAGGATTTAATATGGCGCAACAGCCAGTCAGACAATGCACCAGCACCACCAGCAGCACGAATCACTCGTTCGTCGCTGAAAAATGGCAGCAATGTTTTGTCTTCCACCAGCGGCTGGCGAACGGCAGGAACGACCCCGGACGGCAGATTACGCATGCTTTTCGGTTCCGGCTCCACCAGTACCCGGGTATTGTGAAATACCTGCATGGATTCACGACCTGGCTTAAGGACCACCAGCCCGAGTTCCGGTACCAGAACAGGTCGAAGTAATACCCGCACGTTACCTCCAGATCCGTTGCTGGAATGTGCGGGACGGACGCGGTGGGCGTTCGGAGTAAGGAAGCCTGACGGAGATTATCCAGTGACGATAATCGAGGCTGAGGGCTTTCCTAAACTCATACCCACGTCTGCGGTAGTTCTGAATCAGCCATTCGGCCTGTTCTTCAGTGCATGGGTCGTGCCGGAACCAGTCAGATTTGAATGCATGAGAACGCCGCCCGTGCCTGCTGGCAAAGACGGCTGAATTATCAGAATTGTGTAGTCTGGAATTTTGCGCCATCGGCTTTCTCCGGTGGCACAGTGTTACTCAACAGGGGTTCAGCCCTGCGCTGAATTGTAGATGAATTCACTCATCTTCAAAAGCAGAAAAACCAGCCTTAATCCCAGCGT